TATGATTGAAAAACAAGAAGGTGAATTAATTTTTGTAGCTATGACTATTCCTGATTATGAGGTAATGGCGTACAATATGCAAGAACTAAAACGTTATATAACAGAATTAAAAGATGTAGTAGTCTATTACAGAGAAGTAACGATTAAACAACCTGATGAAGAATAAATAAACGCGGACCAAGGTCTCCGCCCCAACGTTTAACTACTTTACTTTATTTTCCCAAATTGCTTTGCAAATGAACAATACTTAGCTTATACTTCGAAGATGGCAACAGAACAAGAGCTGAAACCAGCATTAAATCCTTTCGTACAGTCACTGCTGAATTTACAAGGCGGTGGTCTTGACGGACTGTTACAAGGAATAAACCCTTCTCTAGAAAATGATCCAGTATTTCAAAGTTTAAAAAGCCTTGGTGGCTTTACCAAAGACATGGCGGAAGATCCTCTAACCTATATTGGTGGGGGTGGACCTAAATTAGCAAGTGCCTATCTTATAGCCAGAGCTAAAAAGATGGAGGATGTCAAAAAGTTTCAGAACATTATAAAAAGAGAAGAAAACAATATAGCTAGATCAACTGATCCGAATGAAATACAAGGAGCTAGTCGTGCAGTAGCTAATGCACGAAAGAAGTTAAAAACGTTAGTAGACAGTATAAGAAAATCAGATGCTAAAGAAGGAGTTATAGCAGGTAAAAAACCTGTTGCTGATTCTTCTTCTCCAACAGGAAGGTCTGACGGAGGTCTTGCTTCTATGGTGGACGAGGCTATGTATGGTCCTTCTTTAGGACGACCTTCAAAAAACTCTATAACAAAAAATTTATCCATGACCAAACGAAGCGGAGAAGGTTCAACAGCAAAAGAAGAAATAATAAAACAAATTGGTCCTGAAGGATATAATTTTGGACTTGGATCGTTAAATATGCAAAAACGATACCCAAAGTCATTTAAACAAGGAACATCAAATGATGAAGACCTATTAAATAAACTATTAACTCCCCCACAAGTACGAATGATGGATAAAATGTCGGAAACCGCAAATCTTAATAGGGTTTCAGCCTCTCAAAAAATGTTTGACGAAAGGTATTCTCCCTTTTATTCTGGCGACAAAGTACCGACTAAAGCAGGATCGGAAGAGTATGATTTATTGTTAGAACTTTTGCGAAAATCATAAATAAATGACATCTAAAGCTGACAAGCTAAAGTCTTTAAAAAACATAGACCTTTCTCATTTAACTAAAGCAGAAGCTAAAGAGTTTACTGTTCTTTTAGAAGAACTAGGAAAACGTGAATTCCAAGAAAAATCAACAAGTACCTTTATGCACTTTGTTAAATCTATTTGGAAAGAGTTTATTAATGGTGATCATCACGTAAAAATGGCAAAAGCTTTTGATGATATCGCTACAGGTAAATTAAAACGTTTAATTATTAATATGCCTCCTAGACATACTAAGTCTGAGTTTGCGTCTCATTTGTTCCCTGCTTACTTATTAGGAAAAAATCCTAAACTAAAAATAATAGAAGCAACCCATACCGCTGACCTTGCAGTTAACTTTGGTAGAAAAGTTCGTGATTTAATCGATACCGAGGAATACCATGAACTATTTCCTGATACCGAACTAAAAGCGGATAGCCGTTCNGCAGGTAAATGGTTAACTAATANAGGTGGCGAATACTATGCTGCGGGTATTGGTGGTGCGTTAGCNGGAAGGGGTGCTGATTTGTTTATTATTGATGATCCCCATTCAGAACAAGACGCAATGTCAGATAAAGCGATGGACGAAGCTTACGAATGGTTTATGGCAGGTCCACGACAAAGGTTACAGCCTGGAGGTGCAATCGTTATTGTTATGACGCGTTGGAACAAAAAAGACCTTACAGGAAGATTAATTAAAAAGATGGCACAAAACGAAGGAGCTGACCAATGGGAAGTTATTGAGTTCCCTGCTATATTGCCTAGTGGTAAACCTCTTTGGGAAAACTATTGGAAATTACCTGAATTAGAAAGTATTAAAGCTTCAGTTAGTCCTGCTAAATGGGCTGCTCAGTATATGCAAAGACCAACAGGTGAAGGTATTTCGATTATACCTAAAGCATGGTTTAACGTTTGGGAAGAATTAAAACCACCTAAATGCGATTACTTAATCCAATCATACGATACAGCTTTTTTAAAAAGCGAAAGAGCTGATTATACTGCTATAACTACATGGGGTGTGTTTTATCCTGAAGGAAAAATAGGTGAAGAAACATATCACGGAAACGAAGCTCATATAGTTCTTATTGATTGTGTTAAAGAACGTTTTGATTTCCCTGAATTAAAAGCTGAAGCATTACGCTTGTATGAATATTGGAGTCCTGACACAGTTATTATTGAAGCTAAAGCTAGTGGTATTCCATTAGTACAAGAATTACGTAGAGTAGGTATTCCTGTAAACACTTTTAGTCCAGGAAAAGGACAAGATAAAATCGCTAGATTAAATTCGGTATCCCCTATTTTTCAAGACGGTAGAGTTTGGGTTCCTGACAATCGTTTCGGCGAAGAACTGATGGAAGAAGTTAGTGATTTCCCTTCTGGTGAAAACGATGACTTAGTTGACGCAACTACTTTAGCATTAGCTAGATTTAGGGAAGGTGGATTTTTACAATTAACAAGTGATTATTTTGAGGAAGAAGACTCCTATAATCCGCAAAGGGTTTATTATTAATCAAAATCATACTATGATGTATAACTATGGCTATTGAAAAACAACCATTGCAGGCTGTTCCGAATTCTCAAGAATCGATTGAGCTTGAACTTATGCAACAACCTGAAGAAGAAACGGAGATGTTTGTACAACCAGACGGTTCTGTTATTCGTGGTAGTGATATGGAAGAACCTACTCCGTCTAAGTTTGGTGAAAACTTAGCTGAGAATATTGATGAACGCGAATTAAATACAATAGCGACTGAATTAGTCGGTCTTTACGAAGATGATGTAGATTCACGTTCCGATTGGTTTTCTACATATGTTGAAGGATTAGATTTATTAGGTATAAACGCTGATTCTAGATCACAACCTTTTGTTGGTGCTTCAGGAGTTCATCATCCAATCCTNGCAGAAGCAGTAACCCAGTTCCAAGCACAAGCNTATAAAGAAATGTTGCCCGCAGGTGGACCAGTTGATACTGAAGTTTTAGGAATGACTGACGATGCTAAGCTAGAAAAAGCAAATCGTGTCAAAAACTTCATGAATTACCAAATTACCTACAAAATGGAAGAATATGACCCAGAAATGGACCAACTTCTGTTTTATCTGCCTTTAGCAGGNTCAGCATTTAAGAAAATATACTATGATCCAGCTTTCGGTCGTGCAGTAGCTAGGTTTGTTAAGTCAGAAGATTTAGTTGTTCCTTACTATGCAGTAGATTTATTAACGACTCCTAGAATTACTCACGTAATTCATATGACAGAAAACGAATTATTAAAATTACAGCTCTCAGGTTTCTATAAAGAAACGGATATGTCTACTCCAGGAAGCGGATTAGAGAATACTGATGTAGATGACAAGATGGATGAGCTACAAGGACTAACTAGAACTATAAATGATGAAGAGTTTACCTTATTAGAGATGCATGTTGACCTAGATTTAGAAGGATATTCAGATTTAGACGAAAATGGCGAAGAAACAGGACTAGCATTACCTTATATCGTAACTATTTGTAAAGATAACAACGAAATTCTTGCAATTCGACAAAATTACAACGAAAAAGACCCAATGCGTAAGAAAATTGAGTATTTTACTCATTATAAGTTTCTTCCAGGACTAGGTTTTTATGGTTTTGGCTTAATTCACATGATGGGAGGCTTAACTAAGTCTGTTACGGCTATTTTACGTCAATTAATAGATGCAGGAACACTTTCTAACCTTCCAGCAGGATTTAAATCAAGAGGATTGAATATTCAAAGGCATGATGACCCGTTACAACCTGGAGAATGGCGTGATGTAGACGCTCCAGGAGGCAGATTACAAGATGCTTTCTTGCCGCTACCGTATAAAGAGCCAAGCGGTACTTTAGCTACATTATTAGGCTCATTAGTTGATTCTGGTAAACGTTTTGCGGCTACAGTAGAAGCTCCAACAGGAGACGGTAATTCTGAAGCTCCCGTAGGTACAACAGTTGCGTTATTAGAAAAAGGACAAAGAGTTATGTCTGCGATCCATAAAAGATTGCATTACGCACAAAGAACAGAGTTTAAGATACTAAAAAGAGTATTTGGTGAGTTTTTACCTCCAGAATACCCATATCAAGTACAAGGTGCCTCAGAAAACGTATTTAAAGAAGATTTTGACAGTTCTGTAGATGTAATACCTGTAAGTGACCCAAATATCTTCAGTATGACGCAAAGAATCACTTTAGCCCAAACACAGCTACAAATGGCACAAGCAGCCCCAGAATTGCATGATTTGAGGGAATCTTATCGAAAAATGTATATAGCCCTGAATATCAAGGATATTGATGCATTATTACCGCCAGAAGCGGAAGTTCCTGCAAGAGATCCAATATCTGAGCAACAAGCGGCTATGACAGGTAATCCTATAAAAGCTTACCCGTTCCAAAATCATGACGCATATATAGCGAGTCATAGCTCATTTATGCAAAACCCGATGATACAACAAAATCCGAGTGCTTCACAAGCAATAGGTGCAAATATACAAGAACATCAGTCGATGTTATATAGACAACAAATAGAACAAGCAATGGGTCAACCGCTTCCACAATTAGAAGAAGGACAAATGCCTCCAGAGGTAATGAATGAAATAGCTATGATGGCGGCACAAGCTACACAACAAGTTACAGGTCAAGCACAAGCGATGGCACAAGCAGCACAAGCAGCACAACAAAATCCACAAATGGAAATGTTCCAGCAACAAATGCAGCTAGAAAAAGAACAATTAGCACAAAAAGCTGAAGACGATATGCGAGACGCAGAACTAGTTATGGCTAAAGCACAACTAGACGCACAAGTTAAACGTGAAAAAATAGAAGCAGATCAAAGAGTAGCAGATACTAAAACTGCAATAAATTTACAAGAATTAGAGCAGAAAGCACAAGCCGATGCAGAAAAGAACTACACCGAACTAGTAAAAACAGTTAGGGAAAGTAGAAAACAAAACGGAGAAAAATAATGCGAGAGTATTACGACGACAAAATGAAGAGTTACCCATCACCTTCTAAAAAAGCTAACAGGGCTGAGTCTAGTGAGTCATCAATAGTTGACAACACTAAAACTAAATCTGTTGAAGCAGGTGTTTGTTTAGATAAGCCAGAAGAGGCTAAAGTCAAAGCAGCATATGGGCAAACTAAAGGACTTCTTTGGTATAGGTCAATTAAATAAGTGGACTATATCTTAGCTACGGAGCATTTGCTCCGTAAATATCGTGAGAGAAAAGAAGCTCTCATGCAAACGTTAGCTTCTGGAAGTATTGAGAATTTTGAACAATACCAAAGGATAGTTGGCGAAATAGCAGGTTTGAGTTTCTCTGAACAGGAAATTCAGACCCTACATTCTAATATGGAGGATGCAAATGACTAATACCGTTCCAGATAGAGTAGATAATTTCGGAAGTACCCAAGCCCCAACACAACAATCGTTGGAGCCTACAATTACGCCTGAAAACATCGACTCTCATGCAGATTCGTTACCTAGACCAACTGGGTACCGTATTTTAATATTACCTTTTACACAATCGTCTGTAACTAAAGGTGGCATACATTTAGCAAAACAAACTGTTGACAAGGAAAGACTTGCAACTGTTGTTGGCTATGTTGTCGCTACAGGACCAGATGCATACAGTGATTCACACAAGTTCCCTCAGGGACCTTGGTGTAAAGAAGGTGATTGGGTTATCTTTGGCAGGTATGCTGGAGCTCGTTTTCAAATAGAAGGTGGCGACATGCGTCTTTTAAATGATGATGAAATCCTAGCCTGTATTGATGATCCCGAAGCAATTTTATCATAACAACTTGAGGAGGACTCATGCAAGAAGCAGAAAAAATAGAACTAGAACTAGAACTTCCCGAAGGGGAAGTTGATATCAGAGAAGCAGATGTAGATACATCACTTCCAAATGTAATCCAAGAAACAGTAGCTGAAACAAGTACTGAAAAAGAATTGGATGAAATTAGTGATTCAGTACAAAAACGTATTGATAAGCTAACTTATAAAATGCGAGAAGCAGAAAGACAGAGAGATGAAGCTGTTAATTATGCTCAAAGTGTTAATCAAACGTCTACCCAACTTAAAGAAAAGTTAAGGAATTCCGATTCTTCCCTTTTCAAAGAGTATGATAACAGGGTACAATCAGAGATTCAAAGAGCAAAAGCTCTTTTAAGAGAGGCACAGGATACAGGAGACGGTGAATTAGTTGCAGATGCAACCGAAAAACTTTCTAGATCTACGGCTGAAGCAGAGAACCTTAGACGGTTATCCGCTCAGCAACAAGTTAGAGCAAGGAACAAACCGCAAGAAGTACCTGTTGAGCCTTATCAGCCGACTTTACAAGCCGAAGCGGCAGGACCCGACCCTAAAGCAGAAGCATGGGCGGTTAATAACAAATGGTTTGGAGATGATCAAGCAATGACATTCGCGGCTTTCGGAATACATAAACAGTTAGTTGATGAGGGAGTAGATCCTTCATCTGATAGCTATTATACGAAAGTTGACCAACGTATGAAAGATAATTTCCCACATAAATTTTCAGAAGAGCAGTCTGCCCCCGTGCAACAGGTTGCTGCCTCTAGCAGAGGTGCTAGTGGTAAAAAAACATCACGCAAAATTAGGTTATCACCCAGTCAGGTAGCAATAGCTAAAAGACTGAATGTGCCGCTTGAAGAATATGCTAAGCATATCGAAGGAGTATAAAATGACAGACGATATCAAAACAGACGTCACCACTGACCGTAACTCACGATCAGCAGAGACACGAGCCTCTCAAACTCGCAGAACGCCTTGGGCACCCCCATCCATGTTGGATGCACCCACCCCGCCTCCTGGATACCAATTCAGGTGGATAAGAGAAGCTACTAGAGGAATAGATGATAAATCTAATATGTCTAAACGTATTAGAGAAGGATATGAACCTGTGAGAGCAGAAGATTTTCCTGAATTTGAAGCCCCAACTATTGATAGTGGTAGTAACTCTGGAGTCATTGGTGTTGGAGGATTAATTCTTGCTAAAGTACCAGTCGAAACCGCCGCAGAGAGAAATGCTTATTTTAAAGATCAAGCACAATCAGCTATGGAAGGTGTAGACCAAAACTTTATGCGAGAAAGTGACGGTAGAATGCCTATAAAAGATGGAGACATCCAAAGGACTTCTAAAGTTGCGTTTGGTAGTAAACCTACCAAGAACGGATAATAATAACAATGTATATAAGCAAAGGAGATAATCATGGCTAATACAAATAAACCAGATGGTTTTACTCCCGCATATCATATGTACGGTGGTGTTATTCGTCCTGCTAAAATGAGAATCGCA